ACTCAGTTATTAAAGGAGATTTAGGAAGTAGAATGGCAGATTGTGTATCTTGTGATGGGTAATATATTTATAATGGTAAATCATAAAAATTAACAAAAATGGCAAAAAAGAAAACAGTTAAAAAAACAACTAAAAAAACAGCAGTTGTAGAAAAATTATCAACTATCAAAAAAACTTTTAATTTAGTAAAAGCTTGGATAGAAGGTAATGGGATTGAAGGTGTATTAGGTTTAATCTCAGGATTACTTTTATGGTCTTTTGGATTCAAAATTTATGCAGGATTCGCGTTTGGAGTATTCGCTACACGAAATTGGGACTTAGCAAAAGCCTGGGTGTTAAAAATATTCAATAAATAATAAAATTTAAACTAATCTTTAAAGAAGGGGTGCAATAGCACTCCTTTTTTAATATTTATACACGAATAGTTTCCCCAAAATGTTGCAAAAAGGTAAAAAAATTAAAAAATCGAATTATGTCTTTTACAAAAATATTCAAAGATGACAATACTTACAATGAAAAAACCATTGTAGGTTTTTCTTCATTCGCAGTAATGACAGTATTTGCCATTGTAGATATTATAACAGGTGTATGGGGAAAAGAATTAATTATTAGTGATACAATTTTTAATTCCTTTTTAATCATGACTTTAGGAAGTTTTGGGATTGATGGAGCTACTAAAATTTTCAAAAAACCCGAAACAAAATAAGATGATATTAAAGTTAGGTTCAAAAGGAAAAGATGTTAAAAATTTACAAGAATTTTTAGAAATTGATGCTGATGGAATATTTGGTAAAGGAACCGAAGCATCTGTTAAAAAATTCCAAGAAGAAAATGGATTAGTAGCTGATGGGATAGTAGGCCCAGCTACAATTGAACTTATGGGTACAATTAGTACAGACAACTCAGAAACAATGTATAATGAGTCTGGTTTAACCATTAATAAATTTTATTTACCAAAAGGAGAATATAATGAAGGTCCAATCCAACCAGAATATTTATTTTTACACCATACAGCAGGATGGAATAATCCATATAGAACTATAGAACAGTGGGGTAGAGATAATAGAGGATGTATAGCTACTGAATTTGTAGTAGGTGGACAATCTATTAAAGGAAATGATGATCAATATGATGGTGAAGTAGTTCAAGCTTTCCCTGAAGGAAATTTTGGTTGGCATTTAGGAAAAAATGGTTCAAGGACTATGCATGTAAATTCTGTAGGAATTGAAGTAAATAATTTTGGTTATTTAACAAACGGTAAAACCTATGCAGGAACTGTAGCAGATGAGTCTCAAATTATAGAACTAGATGAAGAATTTAGAGGATATAAAATGTGGCACAAATACTCAAATGAACAAATTGAATCTTTACGTAAACTTATAATATATATTGCCGACAGAGATAATATAGATGTTAGAGCGGGCCTCCCAGCTTTAGTTAAACAACACGGGGCAAAAGCATTTGAATTTAATTCAGATGCATATTATGGGAAGGTAAAAGGTTTATGGACACATACTAATACACGTAAAGATAAATTTGATATGTCCCCACAACCCGAATTACTAGAAATGTTGATAAATTTATAAACGAATGCAAACAAAAATTACAGTAGTGGGGATAACATCATTTTGTACATATTTATGTACTTATTTTTTAAATCTATCAATGGACAATATGGAACAATACTTAGCTGTTGTTGCTGTATTATGGTTAGATGGGATATTTGGTATTTGGGCAGGTATAAAAAGAGAGGGTTTTAAAACATATAAAGCTCTAAGAATAACAAGAAACACATTTGCATGGTTAGCAATCCTTACCGTCATTTTGATGATTGAAAAAGGATTTGCAGGAACAGGTTGGCTATCAGAGGTAGTTATTGTACCGTTCATGATACTACAGCTAATAAGTGCTCTTAAAAATGCATCTATGGCCGGTCTAATAAAAATGGAACATTTAAATAAAATTTTAGATCGTATAGATAAGCATAAGGGTTTTAGAAGCTAAAACTTTTAACTATGTTTAAAAAAATTCAAGAAAGAATATTTCCTTTCATTATAGCACTTTCTGCTTTGTCAGTAAGTGCATCTGCTGCTTTTTATTCAATAAGTGGTCTTAGTAAATTATTTGCGGGAGCCACATTTGCGGTTATTGTAATGGCTTCATCTTTAGAAATAGCAAAATTAGTAATCGCATCTTTACTTTATCAATATAGAAAAGGATTACCTAAATTATTAAAATATTATTTATCTGTAGCTTGTATAGTATTAATACTAATTACTAGTATGGGTATTTATGGGTTTCTATCAGCTGCTTATCAAGAAACAGCTGCAAAAGCAGGGACAATTGATGCTCAAATTGCATTAATTGAAACTAAACGAGATAATATTAAAGGGCAATTAGCGGTATATAACGAAGAAAAAATATCTATTAATGGGGCAGTGTCTGATTTACGTACTGGTTTATCTAACAATACTATACAGTATAAAGACAAAGAAACTGGTGAGATAATTACAACAACCTCTAGAGCAACTCGTCAAGCATTAGAAAAACAACTAGACCAAGCAATTGAACGTCAAACGGTAATTAATTCTAAAGTAGATGACTTAAATCAGAAATTATTTAATTATGAAACTGAAATAGTTGAAGTAAGAACAAGTGATGCTGTGTCTGGTGAGTTAGGCCCATTAAAATATCTATCAGGATTGACAGGAACTCCTATGGATAAAATTATTAATTGGTTATTATTAACAATAATATTTGTATTTGACCCATTAGCAATTGCTTTAGTAATAGCTGCTAATTATGCATTTGAAAGAATACGTCCAAAAACAAAAAAAAACCTTTATGGGGAAAAGGTAATAGTTGAAGATAAAGATGATGTGGAGGAACCCGATTTTGATAAGTCTTCAAATATTTATAATCACGTAGATGAAATTTCCAATGAAGAACCATCGGCTTTTCCTGAGGGTTATACAACGGGAATTAATGAAATAGAAAAACAAATAGAAAATACCTCCAAAAATCGCAAAAGAGGTCCTAAAGGTTTAATAGCTTTAAACGAAAAGTTAGATAAACTAAAAGGAAAAGATAATAATGATGATGATTTAGTCATTCGTTATTAAAAAATATTCAATCTTATTTACTTTAGGTTGGATATATTGGTCAATTTTATTATCGTTCCCGTTCGACATTTGAAAAATGTAGGAATGGCCACGATAAGTTATCCAAAGTAGCTGGCCACTACGTTTTCAAATTAAATTATTTATTAACCAAAATCAAAAAAATGAAAAAAATGATTTTAACACTAGCTTTAGGACTGTTTATTGCAGTTGGAGCTAACGCACAAGAAGTGCAAAACGCAAAAGGTGATTGGTACGTTGGTACTGGTAACATTGCAGATGTATCATGGACTGAATGGTCTTTAAGCCCAACAGTGGGATATGCTATAACAGATGACCTTATGATAGGGGCAAATGTTTCTCAAGCAGATTCAACTGAGGATTTAAGTTTAGACCTACATGCAAGATATTTTTACAAAGGATATTTCGCTTATGTAGCTACAAACGGACTAGACACAGATGGTATGAAATTAGGAGTTGGAAGAATGTTTACCTTTCATAAAGGTGTAATGTTCCTAGATCCAAAAGTTGTATATGATACAGAAGCTAAAACTACTAACTTACAGTTAGGGTTTGGGTTGAAGTTTTAATTATTGTTTAACTTAAATTTTAATAAAAATGGAAAATGTAATTAAGTATGTAACTGGATTTTTTGGTGGATTGTTATCTATTATGATGGCAGTTGTACCAGTAGCGATCCTATGGAATGTTTTAACTGGTCAAACTATATTCGGAATGGATGTAGTTGGTAACTTAACAGGTTTAATCTCAAGCTTTGGTGAGGGAGGATTTGTTGGTTTAGTAGCACTAGTTATTTTAGCTAAATTCTTTATTGACAAGAAATAAGCACAATCTAGATGATAGAGAAAGGCGCCTTAATCGGCGCCTTTTTTCTTTCTATGCGAAGATATTTGGAGAAGCGGAAGAGAGTTCGTATATTTACAGGGTAAATGAGGCGCGAAGCCAAGCATTTAAAATTAAAAATAAAGGTTATGCCAGCAAAAATTAAAGTCCAAGCACAGTATTTCGAAAATTATTCAGACACTAATACTCCACATTGGAAGCCTAAGGGTGGTCAAGAGTTTATATTTCCAGTTAGTAGTGATTGGGTAATGTATGTTGAGAAGGAAGAAATGATTGAATCAATTGATCAAATGCTTGCTAATTATAGTAATGAACATTGTAAATATGAGTATAGAGAACACGATGTTAGTTTTTCAGATCCAATACTTCTTGAAGGTCTTCAAGAGATGCGCGCAGAAATATTTGGATAAGCCAAATATCTTTCGTATATTTACAGGGTAAAACGGGTGAAAACCCAAATATTAATTAAATAAAAGTTATGTCAAAAGAAATCAAAAAAGTATTAAAAGAAGGTGATGTTAAGTTTACAGTAAAAGGTATTACTACTTATTGTAAAGGTAATGATGGTGAGTATGGGATGAATCCAAAAATATTTAGTGTAAACAAAGATGCAAGTGCAATTAATTGTGATTGGAGTGGTATGAATGTTACTAAATGGGGTCCTACCTGTGTTACATTATATACCTTTGATATTTTAGGTAAAAAATCAGTAGGTAAAATAAATTATAAAGATATTACCCTAAAAGAAATTGAAGTTGAGTGTTCAGCTGAATTAGATAATGAATGGGCTAACGAAAGCATTTAATAATAAAAAATAAAAGTTATGTTTATAGATATAGAAGTATTAGCAGATCAGTGGGAATTAGAGCAAGAATTGCTTAACCAATTACAAGAAGAATTACTAGAAAACCCCAGTATTTTGATTCCCGAAAAAGAAAAGGAAGATGATTTACCATTTTAAATGAATAAAGATTCTGTTCAAAATATCATTAGTAAAATCTATCCTAGAATAGAAAAATATTATGGATACTCTAAGTACCATGAATGTACTCCTTATATAGAGCTTCACCATAACATTTATGTTAGAATAACAGGAGATGATTATGATCAAGATATTTTATCAGAAACAGAATGCAACCCAGATGCGGAATATGATAGAAACGACAATACTATTGTAATTTATTGGCCTAAAATGATTGATACAGAAACAATTATTAAATCTTTAATACATGAGTATCAACATTATTTACAATCCCCTTCTTGGTTCAAAAGATATTATAATATGGGTTATGATTATGATAATCACCCATATGAGATAAAAGCAAAAGAAGAAGAAAAAAATTGGATATTATTTAAATAATGAAAGTACCTAAAAAACCAAGTGGCAGAAGAGCTCTTCCTTTTTATTGGTGGAGACGATTTAGAACACATAAATGTTTGCCTTATAAAGCATCTCTTTTAGATAAAATTAGAAATGGTGATTTTGAATATCCTGACTATTTTCAACAAGCAGAGTGGGAATTAGCATGGATGAAAGATGAACAAAAAGAATTTATTAATAATTATCAAGGCCGAGAACCAGAACAAGACAGACTTTATCTTGAAATTGAATTGCGTGCTAGAAAACGCTATAATAAATTATTTGAAGATGGGATGAAAACTGAGTATGAGAGAATGGATGATTTAAAAACTAAACTGTCAAAATTATTTAAAATAAATAAAGAAGAAGTACAAGATATTATGGAGCAATTTGGAGGTACGACTGAAGAATTGTATTTTCACATAGCAAAGTTACAAAATTATAACACAGACACTTTAAATAAATTAAATGCAAGTAAAACTATTAAATATAACACCTAATGCTGAAGAGCATATTGTGGAGATTGCACGTGTATCTAGTTCACGTAAGGATAAAAAATCTAATGCAGCAGGCCTTTTGGCATACTTGGTACGACATAAACACTGGTCGCCGTTCGAGCACAGTCATGCGACGTTCGAGATTGAAACTTCCAAAGCCATCGGAATCCAGCTCATCCGTCACCGTTCTTTTTCTTTTCAAGAGTTTAGTCAACGATATCAAGATGTTAATAAAATTGGATCCGTTTTTGAACCTATTGAACTTAGGGCGCAATGTGAAAACAACCGACAAAGCTCAACAGAAGTAATTAATCCTTTAATAAAAGGTAGTAATAATGTAGTATCAACTTCTGCTGATAGCGTAGTTAATAGTATTTTAAATAAGTCCTTTGAAGTTTATAATCAATTACTAGATGCTGGGGTTGCACGTGAGCAAGCTAGGATGGTATTACCTTTAGCTACTAAAACAAAAATCCAAATGACAGGTTCAATCCGTTCTTGGATTCATTTTCTTGAATTAAGGGATGATGAACATGCTCAAAAAGAAATTCAATTAATTGCTAAAGCAATAAAAGTTCAACTTAAAGATGAACTACCAATTATTGCTGAAGCCTTAAAATTTTAAAAATGGTAGAATTTGTAAAACATGCTTTAGGTTTATGTGGTGAACATTGGCACCCAAACATTTTTACTCTTATTATAGGTGGACTTGGATTATCAGCTCCCCTTTCATATATTAAATACAAATTAAACAGTTATGGCAATAAAAATAAGTCACGAAACACCTCTATGTCTCTTAAGCGATAGTAGACATTTTAATGATTACGATTACTGTCTTCCTCATTTGTTAGATGAAGAACCAGGTTATTTAGAATATTTTTTAGAATCTAAAAGACAAGGTCGTTATATTATAATGGATAATTCACTTCATGAATTAGGTGAAGCTTATTCACATGAACGTCTTATACATTGGGTTAATGAATTAGAACCTAATGAATTTATAGTACCTGATGTTTGGGAAAACTGTATAGAGTCAATTCAAAATGCTGAAATTTGGACATTATATGACTTCCCTGAAAATACAGAAAAGGTAGCAGTAGTTCAAGCGACTACACTTCATGAAGCTGCTCAATGTGCTAAAGCTTATAAAAATTTAGGCTATGGGAAAATATGCTTTTCTTATGGTGCTTCTTATTATAATGATATAGTTACTCACCCTAATAAAGATTTAGGTAAAGCATTAGGTAGATTAGTTGTTATTTCTACTCTATTAAAAACAGGAGAATTAAAACAAGATGATAGAATTCATCTATTAGGGTGTGCTGTGCCCCAAGAATTTGGATGGTATAAAGATATAAATTGTGTTGAATCTATAGATACATCCAATCCAGTAATGGCAGCTTTAGAAGGTACTAGATACACTTTAGCAGGTTTAAATAAAAAACCAAAAGCAAACATGAATGATTTCTTTTATATGTTAGATGATCAAGTTAATTATGATTTGTTAGAAGATAACATTACATCATTTAGAATGATAAATAATTTAATAAAATAAAAATGGCAAAATTAACAAGAAATGTAAATTACAGTAATTATAGATGGGAAGAATATGTCTTAACAGAAGAAGAATTAGCACAGTGGAAAACAGGTGATGAAGATGTTCGACAAGACATTATAGATGATGCAGATTGGGACCTAGTAAGAGATAAACCAATTGATGATTATGGTGATGTTGAATTTGTAGAAGAATAAAGATATGTTAAAAAAACAATCAATAAGATCTAATCAAACTATTTTTATTAATAAGAATGATAGACCAGCAAGTAAAGATGAAATTCTAGCCTTAAGTGAATTTTGGACTGATAGAGAAGAAGGATTATTTAGAAAACTTCTTAAACAAGGAGGAAGTGTAAAAATACAAGGTACTCATTTTAGGGTGGTTGTTGAACAAAAGCAACATAGATTACGTGATATGTAAAGCGTTTGCCTATACGCTCAAAATACCTGGCAAATATAAAATAAATAAAAATGACACAATTGGAATTAAATTTTAAGGACTCACAACGTCCAAAACATGCAGTAGTATCACTTTCAGGTGGTATGGATTCAAGTACACTATTACTTAAATGTCTTGATAAATTTGAAACTGTAACAGCTTTATCTTTTGACTATGGTCAAAAACATAAAGTTGAATTAAAAAGAGCAAGAGCATTAGTTGATTATTTAAATAGACAATGTAATGACAATAATTGTTATGGGGGGTGTAGAATTAATTATCAAGTAATTAAATTAGATGGTTTAGTAGATTTACTAGACTCAGCATTAGTTGAAGGTGGGGATGAAGTTCCTGAAGGACACTATGCAGCTGAAAATATGAAAGCTACTGTAGTACCTAATAGAAATAAAATATTTTCATCCATTACTCAAGCCGTAGCTTTATCAGTAGCAAATAAAACCGAAGAAGCAACAGTAATAGCTTTGGGAATACATGCAGGTGACCATGATATTTATCCTGATTGTAGACAAGAATTTAGAGATGCAGATGATAATGCCTTTAGAATGGGAAATTGGGATCATGAAAGAGTATCATATTATACCCCATACTTAGAGGGTGATAAGTTCACAATTTTACAAGATGGGGAATTACTATGCGAAATATTAGGAATTGGTTTTGATGAAGTTTATGCTAGAACAAATACTTCATATAAACCCACACCTGAGGGATGGTCTGATTACAAATCAGCATCATCTGTAGAACGTATTGAAGCGTTTATTAAATTGGGTAGACCTGACCCTGTACAATATGCCGATGAAACAGGTCCTGTTGATTATGAAACGGCAAGAATATATGTTGAACAAGTTCTTTCAGAATATGAAAAAGAACAATTAAAAATTAAATAAAATGAGTGATAGAGAAATAATGACAGCTAAAAATGGAAGTATTAATACTTCTGTTCCAGTTAATGACCCAAATGTATCTAAAGAAGTAGATAAAATAGTTAAACAATTAGCAGGAGCTAATATAAAAGAACTCCCTGATGCCTATTTACACCAAAAAATTAGTTTTTTTAAATCAGGTGTAAGAATTTTAGGTTATTGTTTCATTCCTTTTAGCTTGGGTTGGGCAACAGCTTTTCTTATATTGAGTGAAGTAATAGGTATAATCGAAGAATTAGTATAATTTAAAATAAATAAAAATGAATAGAGGAATTTTGTATTTTAGTGCACCTTGGTGCGGACCTTGTAAAGTAATGTCTCCCTTAATTGAGCAGATGGAAAAACAAGGAAAAATTAAAGTTAAAAAAATTAATGTAGATTATGATGCTCAAATGCCACAAAAGTATAGTGTAAAGAGTGTTCCTACTTTGATTTTAACTGACTTAGATGGTAATGAGATTAGTAGAAAAATAGGTAATTTATCAGAACAACAAATTCAAGACTTTTATAATGGGTAAATTTGAATCAAGTAAAGTATTTGACGGGTTTAGTACAGTATTTCGCCAATGGAAAGCAGAAAACACACATTGTAGATTTTTACATGGGTATGGTGTTTCATTCAAAGTATATTTTGAAGGAGAATTAGATGAACGTAATTGGGTTTGGGATTTTGGAGGTATGAAACGTGCTAAAACCCAAATTGATGGTAAATCACCTAAAGAATGGATGGATTATATGTTTGATCATACAGTTATAGTTGCTGAAGATGATCCTGGAATGGGTGGTTGGAAAACAATGGATGGTTTAGGTGTAATTCAACTAAGAGTAATCCCAGCTACAGGTGCTGAAAAATTTGCAGAGTATATTTATAATAAGCTTAGTGAATTTGTCAAAACAGAAACAGAAGGCAGAGTAAAAGTAACAAAAGTTAAATTTATGGAGCATGGAAAAAATGCTGCATATTATAGTGAATAAAAAACCACTTAAAAAAATTGTATGGAACATAAACAATTAAAACGTATTGAAGATTACGATAAAAACTTACCTATCGTAGAGATTTACACAGCAGTTCAATCAGAAGGGTCCCGAGCAGGGT